CGACTAGCTCTGTGGGCATAAAGCTCGGGTGGGGCGTCGGGTTGGCGCGTTGGAGAATGTGGGCGTTGCGCGCGTCTTGGTATATACGATGCGCCGCGACATGCACCGGCAGCGTGGTGACCGTGGCAAAGAATATTGCGGTTTGTTGCCCAATCTTGTCACTGAGCAGCGTGATCGCGGCGGTAAGCACCGCGCGCAGGCTACCGACCGTGCCGTCATTGTCGACCGAGGCGGCGGCGATCACCGGGCCGAAGATCGCGCTAATCGCGCTGCGCAGGTCCGCGCCGTCCTGCGGTGCAATGCGTCGCAGGCTGATCAGCCGTTGCGCCGCGCCGAGCGCTCCCGAGCGGCGGACGAGCGACGTAATCGCCGCGCGGTTGATTAGCTGCTGCATCCGGGTCGGCGTGTAGTCGCCCGCCTGGGTGGGCGGCACCGGGGTCAAGCCGGTGGTCCATTGCGCCAGCGCGGCCATCGCGGCGATCGCTATGTTGGTTTCGATCAATGCCTCGGTAGCGACGGCCGAGACGTAGCGCTCGATGCCGATCGCGACGGTAGCGGGCGGTTGTAGGACATACGCGGGGGTAAAGGCTGCGCTACGGTCCGCGATAGCGGCATAGGCGACCGGGTCGCATTGATTGCGTTCAAGCACCTGGCTGACGGCGGCCATGATCTCGGCCAGCATCGCGGTGCTGTCGTCGGCGACGAAGCCGGAATAACCCGCCACCCGCCAGGCGGCGGCGAATGCGTCAGTTATCCGTCCCACGCGACCCCCAGCGAGCGCGACAACGAGCGCTGCGAATTCGGCTCGCTACTCGGCTCGACGAAGCCGGACGTTTCGACGAACGCCAGGGTGAATTGCGCGATGCGCCGGCCGGCATCGCCCTCGTGGACGGTGAACGTATCACATTCGACGTTGTGTTCGCCGAGATACGGATGGATCAGCAGGCCAGGCCCTTCGGCCTCGAGCGCGGTGATTAGCTCATCGCGCTGGATTTCCCAGGTATCGCCGATCACGTGTGCCTGGAACGAAAACCGTCGGCCGCGCCGTCCGAGGTCCTCGGCGAGCGGCTCGTCGCGCAGCGGATATTCGTGCCACTCGTGGCGTCGCCCGCCGCTCATATCGTAAGCACCGAGGCGGAAGGCCGCGTCACGAAAATAGCCGATCCGCAGCGGCACGCGCGATAGCACCCGAGAAAGCAGCGGCGGCAGCGCCATCAGTGAGCCATCGCCAGGCCACCGCGCGGACCGGCATACTGCTTTTCGATCGAGACATCAGCCGGGCCGCTCGATCGTTGCGTGACCTGCATCCCGGCCGGCGCGTTCTGGAATTTTACGTCGAGTTCCGTCTTCGAAGCCTGCACGCCCGCCGCCGCCGCCGGCATGGCAGCCGCAGCAGGCATTCCGGCCTTGGCCTCGGCGACGCCGCCCCAGGCCCCGCCGAGCTTGCCCGATCCGCCCGCACCGGCCCACGCGCCGCTGAGCTTGCCCGCCGTGGCGTCGTTAACCTTGTCGGTCGCGGCGACGAGCGGCTTGCTGGCGATGGTCTCGGCAGCCTTGCCCCAGTCTCCGGTGAGCTTGCTGGTATCGATCTGCGGCGCGGCAATCTGCGGCGCCTCGATCTTGCGGCCGAATATCCCGGCAATCGTGTTCCAGGCACCTTGCAGGAAGCTGATCAAGCCGTCCCATAGCTTCTTTACGGTCTCGATCGGATCATTGAACGCGCCGACGATCGCGTCCTTGATCGCGCCGACCCCCGCCACGATCGCCTTGCCGAATTCGACGATGAATGCGCCGATATCATCCGGCAACGAAGCCCATGCCTCGCGGCCGACCTGGGCGAGATTGCCGGCGAGCACCCGCCACGTCGCCGTAATCATATCCCAGCCCTTGCTAAGCTCGGCGGTGATATCGGACCACTTGACCTGGAACCACTCATCCGTGGCGACGCGACCAAGCTCGGCAAAGCCCGCGCCGAGCCGGTCAATCGTCTTGACCGTCGCATCGACGCCCTCGGTAAATGCTTCCTTGATCCCGTCCCAGTTCTTCCAGACGCTATAGGCGAGGAAGGCGAAGCCGGCGACGAGCGCGATGATTGCCGCCGCGATCGGATTAGCGGCCAGGGTGATGCCGAGACCGATCAGCGCCTTGCCGATGCCGAGCAGCGAACCGATGATACCGGGCGCGACCACGGCGGTGAACGCCAGTAGGACGGCGTTGCCCTTGCCGATGACCGCGACCACGGCATCCCAGACCGGCGTCATGCTTTTCAATACCGGAATTACATCGTTCCGGACGATGTTAACAAGCGCCTTGCCGGCGGCGACGATGTTCTGGATCGTGGCGGTCACTTCCACCTTGATCCAATCCTTGTTGGCGTTGATCCAATCTTTCATTCCGGTTGCGCTGCCTTTCATGCTGGGCAGCAACTCGCTCAGGATCGTATATGCCAGTCCTTTGATCTGGTGGCCGACCACCGTCATGATGTCGCCGAATTCCTTGGCCGACGAGGCGGTCTGCAAGTCCATGATCGCGCCGGTGCTTTCCAGTTCAAGCCCGAGCTTGCGGATGCCTGCCTCGCCCTCGTCGAGCAGCGCGAGCAGTTCCGCGCCCGTCTTGCCGAACACCTTCATTGCGGCTTCGCTACGGTGCACCGGGTCGCTCAGGTTCGATATCGCGGTAGCGGTGCGCAGGAAAATTTGTTCCGGATTGAGATTTTTCAGATCCTTCGTGCTGATGGCCAGCGCCTGGAATACCTTTACCATCTCGTTGTTTTTGCCGCCCTTGCGCGCGGCGGCGATCGACTTGTTGAGCTTGGTCAGCGCGCCGCCCATCTCGTCGGCTGACAGTCCCGATTGCGTCGCGGCATATTGCAGCCGTTGGAGGCCCTCGACCGAGACCCCGGTCGTCTTGCTCAGCTTGATAAGCTCGGCGCCCGCGCCGATCGCGTCGGTGACGAGCTTGCCGAGACTGAAACCGCCGATGATACCGCCGATGCGCAGGAACGGGCCGACCAGGCCGGCGACCGAGGAACGCAGGTTGCCGAACTGCTTGCCCACGTTGCCGAGCGCGGTGCCGATCTTGCCAAAGCCGGCTTCGCGGGCGATGGCGCCAGGGATCGCCATTATGCCGCGCATCTTGGCGGTGCTCTGCTGGATCGACTTGTTGATCTCGCGGATCGGCGCGGTGAACTTGTCGGTGAGCGCAACGATAACCTTGAAGCCGGCGTCCGAACGTTTCGCCATCGGCTAACGCCTGCGCTGCGCCCGCGCGATAGCGCGATCGATGCGCTGCAACCGCTGCCACCACCAGAGCAACTCGTCGATCGTCATCCCGTCGATTTCGCTGGGTTGGAAATGGAAACAATAGGCGAGCCAGCCGATGATGTCGGCAATTTCCGAGGGACCTTGGCCTTCATCTTCGTCAGCATATCCGCCAACGCATCGATATCAGGTTGCAACATCTCGTCGAACACGCCGATCGGCACGCCGGATAGCGAGGCCAGCATGGCGAAAGCCTTGTCTTCCGGCGTCTCATACTCGCCCATCTGCCGCAGATCGCGCCCGCGCGGCGTGCGCATGGTGATCTGCGTATAGGTCGAGCCCTCGAATGTTACGGGATCGATTAGCGTATAGGTCTCACGTCGCTCGGGCATCGTTTCAACTCCGGTAGCAGTCTAGTCCTTCAAAACGCACCGTCATGGTGCCGGCGATGGCATCAAGCTCTAAGTCGCCCGCTTGCCAGGCGTTGCGCAGGGTCCACGTCTCACCGCTTTCGAGCGAGGCGACCACGGTCGAATTCGTGATCTGCGATATCTGCTCAAGGTTGTAGAACCGTGGCCGGTTGCTGCACTCGGCCTCGATATAGGGCACGTGGTTCTCGGCGGTGTAACCGTGCGTGCCGTCCGGCCCGCCGACGCCGGTGCGGGTCCACGAATTCGGCGAGATCGTCAGGGTAGCGCGCACGGATAGCTGGCGCCCATCGACCTTGATCGAGCCGATGCCGCCGATATGATTCGGGTCAGCCATAGGTTCCTCCCTTATGCCGCCTCGACCGATACGCTACGCAGGCGGAACTGAGTCAGCGCGGCGAAGATGCGCAGTTGGTTCACCAAGTCGGGCGGCAGTAGCGCGTCGACGCGGTTCGGGTCCTGGGCGTTTCGTTCCACGATGAGATTGGCCTTGAACGCCTCCATATTTTCCATCTTGCCGGCTTCCTCCAGTTCGCCATAGGCGGCGATCATCTCGGATCGAATGATCAATGGCGTTACGATCGCCTGGCCGGCACCGAACCGGGTGCCGTCATCGGCGAGCTTGTGGCGCGGGAACTTTAGCAGGATGCGGTTGCGCATGAACCGGTTGAAGTCGGCCAGCGTATAGAGCGTTTCGACATCGAGATAGGAATTGTCCGGCGCGCCCCAGACGTTCTTTTGATACGTGGTAATCGAGCGGTCGATCCGCATCACGCCGCCGCTGTCGACGTAGCCGCAGGCGATGCCATCGAAATACAACACCTGCCGGTCGAGTATCTGAAACCGGTCATCCGGGCGCGGCGGCACGACGCCGAGCAGCGGCAAGGTCTGCACCGGCCGCGCTGGGTCGACCACGACCGAGCCGGCCACCTGGCCGGTCCAGGCGGCGGCGATCTCGCACTCGGGCGTCGGACTGCCGAACCAGCCGGCCAGCGTTACGTGCTGATCGTTGCGCGTGTTGCCGAACGTCGAGAGTGCGCCGAGCGTATCGGCACGGAACGCGAAGGCGTGGCCGTAAAGCTGCTGTGACCACGACCACCGGCCGGTGACGTCTTGCAGGAGGTTGGACAGATCATCGAGCGAGGTCGCATCGTTCCACGGTGAACAGATGTAGTCGTATAGCTCGTCCCCGAGATTGGCGACGAGCGCGGACACGTCGGGCACGCCTGCCATACCGATCATCGGCGTCGCGGTTACGGTCAGGCCAAGCGGCACGATCTCGCCATACGCCGGACCACGGAACGCGACATCGAGGTCCAGGGCGCCATGCAAGCCGGGCTGATTGGACGTAATCGCAACGGTGCCGGCGAGCGCGCTAGTGCCATCCGTACCTTGCGTCAACGTCGCTCCGCTCGCCGCTGTCAACAGCAACGTCGCCGAGATATCGGTCGCCGCCGTGGCTGATGGGCTCGCGAAACTAAGCTGCGCGGTGGGACCGGTGGCAAGGGTCGATACGATAAAGTGATTTGTGAACCACGTCGCGATAAGGCCCGCGCCGAGCGCCGCCGTGATCAGCGTCGCCGCCTCCGGTAGCGTCGTGATCGTACCGAAGTCGATCCCGCCGGTATCGCGCGCTACGCCGCCGACCGAGATGGTAAAGCCGCCATCGGCGATGCCGCGTAGCGTTGCTACCAGCGCAGCCTGCGCGGCGCCGTTGACGGGTCCGCCGGCCAGGATCGCGGACGTGGGCACTGGTGCGACCGGATTAGCGAGCGCGGTTACACCGATGGCCGGATCGGCGTTGACGGCGCCTTCGATCGCATCGAGCACCTGGGCCGTCGTCATGCCGGCGGTGAGATAGACGCGGACCGGCCGGCCACCGATATACAGCGGCAACGTGCCGCCCTCGATCGCCGAGCCGTCGACCGTAAAGCTGCCGGCCGCAGCGGCGAAGCCGGTCTCGTCGGCGGCGAGGATAAACAGCGGCACGCTTTGGTTGTTCGCGAAGTAGGCTGCGCACATGCGCGCCAGCGCCGAGCCGACGCCGCACAAGCCCTCGGCGTCAAACTTGCTGCGCACGCGGGTCAGCACGCCGATCTGCAACGGTCCGCGCGCCGGATCGTGCGTGCCCAGCATTAGCGCATAGGTGACATTCGAGTATGACGCCGCCTGGCTCGGATCGATCTCGAAATAGGCGATCGGGACCCGCAGGTTGCTTGGGATCTGATTGAACGAAATGGCCATGACTTAGCCCTTTCCGGTTGGGGTGACGCGCACGACATCGCCGGCCCGCAGACGCCGGTTGAAGTATGACCGCTCGTCCGAGACGTTGCGGCCCGAGGGTGGGATCGGCCGGCCATCGACCGGATGGCGGACGAGATAGCCCTCGCGGGGCTTGACGATCAGCGGCTCGCGCGTTGACGGCGGCAGCGTGCGGATTGGATGGAACGTCATGGTGATTGCCCTTGCGGAATGTCGATCGTGAACTGTGTCTCGATCCTGCCCTCGGGTCCGGTTGACCACGGCGCCGGACCGAATGCCGGATCGTATTCCTGGCTCGGCGGCGCACCCGGATCGTATGGATCGATCGCATCGACCCTGGCGTTGACGCCGAGGAACGCCGGCAGCGTATCGAACTGTTCCTCGGTCTCGCCGTCGCACTCGTCGATCTGCGTCCGGGTGGTGAACGTAAATAGCCACAACGTAACGTCGCGCGAGTGGGCAAGCAGCTTGCAGCCGTCATAGGCAAGCAGCGTATAGCCGAGCGATGGTGACCAATTGAACAGCGCGCGGAATAGTGCCCGGCGCACGGTCGGCACGGTCATAGCGGGCGCCTGGCCGCGTATTTCCTCATGTGCCGCGAGCTTGACCGCGATGCCCCAGGTCTCGGTGATCCATTGCACATTCTCATTGATCGCCTCGGCGGTCTCGGCGGCTTCGCTTAGGAAAACGACGTATGCGCAGGGCGTCGCCATGTTGGCATACTCGACGATCTTGAACACATCGGCGGCGCCCGCCACGCGGTCGCTGAATACCGCGCTCGCCGAGATTGAGCGGCGCAGCTTGCCGATTACGTCCGCCATCTCGAAACGTCCGGCGCCCATTAGCCGGTCTCGACTTTCGGCGGTGCTTGCGTCGGCGAGCCGTCGACCGCGAACAGGCCCGGACCGATCGCCGCCTCGAGTAGCCCGATGACCGCGTCGCGCTTGTTCGCCAGCGCCACCGGCATCAGCGGACGCGGCTGCATGTGCCTTGTGCCCAGCTCGACCAGGTGCGCGTGCGGCGACGTAGTGCCAGCGACCATCGCATAGCCGCGTCGCGAGCCGCGACCGTAGGCTGACTGGAATAGTGCGCCGCTATCGCGACCGGGTGGCTGGCCTGGCAGTGACATCTGCTTGCGACCGGCCAGCCGTTTCGCCTCTTTTTTCACGGCAGCCGCCGCCTTGCGCATGGCGCTGCGCACGACCTTGCGGTCGAACTGCATATAGCGGGTGTAATCCACCGAGACGTTGATCGGTCCGGCCATCGTTGCGCTATCCGTAAATGATAAAGCCGAATACGCGCCAGCCGAGCAGGAACAGCAGGATGAATAGAAACAGGACGTTGAACCGCTGCCAGTGGGCGGTATAGGGCGGCGGGCCGAAATTGCCGCCGAGCCAGCCGATGATCCAGAGCAGCATGAGCAACCAGAAAATAAAACTGATCGACATCGTTCAGTCCTCCGGTTCATACGGCGTTGCGACCAGCACCGGCTGCAAGGCGACCATTGAGGCGTCGCCGTATAGCTCGGCATCCACCTTGACGAAGCGCCGCGCATCGTCCCGCTGGACCCGCTTGGCGCGATACCGCGAGCCGTTGACCACGAAGTGATGTTCGGTTGTCAGGTCCTCGCGATAGCGGAAGGTCAGCACATGGGTCGGCCGCTCGGTAACGGCGAAGCCGCCGCCCCACATGACCTCGCCGGTGCTCGCCTCGATCGAGCACCAGGCGGTGCCGGTCACGGTATAGAGCGGCTTGGATTGCTCGGCGTCAGTCACTGGCACGTCGCGCCAGAGCTGAATCTCGGCCAGGTTGCGGTAACGCCCGATCGGTGGCGCCTTGGGCAGCGGCATCAGGCGAACCCAAGTTGCCGATACGGGACGAGCAGCGAGTCCCAGCCAAGCTCTAGCATCGGCGTGAGCGTGAATTGTGTCATCGTCTCGCGGTTTTCATACCAAGTCGCGCACGCCATCAGCAGCGCTTGCTTGATGTCCTGATCGATCTCGTCCGGATCGTTCCGGCCACAACTGAATTCGATCTCGATCGCCTGCGGTGCGCGCTGTGCGTATGGCCACAGATCGCCGACCGGATAGAGCGTCGACGGCGACCGCTCGTCCTGTTCGACGATGAAGTCGGCCACGTCTTGCGCGTCGCCGTGGACGGTGATCGAGGTCAACGCCGCGAATGGCGGATAGGGCAGATCGAGACCGGTATAATTTGCCGGCCAGCCGTGCAGCGTTAGCAGCCAGCTTTGCGTCATGATCGCGTAGGAACAGTGCCGCTGCAGGTGCCCGACCGCGGCGTGGAGCATCCCGGTGAGCAGCGCTTGTTCCGGCCCGGTCTCGGCGCCCGGATCGAGCCGCAGATGTGCCACCACGTCGGTCAATTCGAGCGGCAGCACGGTCGGCGCCACGGTCCGCCGCAACCGGGCGTGCAGATCGGGATGATGCCAGGACAGCCGGCGCCAATAGCTCACGGCCCGGCCTCCAACGCGGCGACGCGCGCGTCGAGCGCGGCGATTGTCGAGTTGATGCCGGCGATTAGACCGTCGACGTAACCACGATTTGCGGCATGCGCGGCGAGCACCGGCGGCACGTTCAGCGTTAAGGTGCCGTTGATCGTCCCGCCGGTGAGTTGCAGATAGCGCGCATCGCCAGTAGCTTGAGTGAGCAGCGGCGCAATCGCATCGTCGACATATTGCCGCGTCGCCGCATCGCCGGCCGCCAGCGGCGCGGCCAGGCCGCTGATCCGGTTATTGAGCATCTGTAACGGAACGTTCGACATCGCCGTGGCCGAGGTCCATTGCCAGATAACAACCCCAGCGATGTCGACCACAATCGCCCCGGCGGCGCCGAATAAGCCGGTTGTCGGAATGCCGATCGCCAGCGAGGGCGCGGCAAGCGCCCCGTTCGGTACGAGCAGCGGTCCGGTTAGTGTGCCACCGGCTTGCTGCAAATACCGCGCATCGGCGTCGCCCTGGCTGATGCCGCCGCCAAGGCCGCCGCCACCGACGCCGCCGGACGGCTCGACGCCGGGGAGGAATAGCGACCAGTCCGGGTTCTGATTGCTCGGCACGCTTTCGGTACCGGCCGTTGCAATCCAGAGGTTGTAACCGAGCCGCACCACGTCGCCCTGGCTGTAGGTATCGCCCGGCGCATAGCTGCCGAGATACCGGAACGCGGTGACGTCGATCGGGGCGGATAGCTCGTCATCGTCAAAGATCAGCTGAACCAGCCCGTTGCCGGCGCTACGCGCGCCGGAGAACCCTCTCCCGGCTCGTCCCGGTAGGCCAATACCCCCTGGCTCGCCAACGGGTCCAGGCAGGCCCGTAGCGCCACGCTCGCCGGGTGGTCCGCGCTCGCCGGTCTCGCCACGCTCGCCGCGCTCGCCCGGTAGGCCGCGCGCCGAGATCAAGGTCCAGTCATCGCCGCCGGCCGGTCCCGGCTTGTCGCACAGCGCGCGCCACGTCGCGCCGTCCTGCTCGATCTCGTCGCCCTCGGTATAGGGCCAGTCGGCTTGATAGCTGCCGCGATGCAGCGGGATCGGCAAATAGAACGGGAAATCGAGCGCGTTGCCCGAGGCTAGCGTGACCACCATTCCGAGCGTGCGCGGATCGATCTCCTGATAGGCGTGCATCGAGCGGATGCCATCGGCGAGCAACAGCCATTCGCCGATCCGGCCGGGCGGCTTGGCTGCGGTCGGCTGGCGAGCTTGCCAGACGCCGCCGCCGAAATTGACCACGGCGCTTTGTTCGTAAATGTCGCCTTCACGCCAGACGCGCGCAGCCTGGGTGAGATCGACCGACGCGGTCGAAGCCGGCTGCGCGACGCCGATCAGCCGGCCGCTCTTGCCGAACCGATCGGACAGCAGATCGGCGACCTGCTGGGCGATTTCGAGAATGTCCATCAGGCGGGACCTGCATCTGAAACGACGATTTGCGAGCGCGGCCCATCGGCGATACCGCCCATCACCGTGAACGGCTGCGCTTGCGTGCCGCCCAGGCTTTGAATCTGCACGATGAACGGGCCGACGCTGGTGCCGGCGACTTGGCGATATATTTGCGTAACGAACCCGCCACTGCCGCCTTGCTGGCCGTAAAGAAACGCGCGCCGCTCGGCGAGCGTGTTGGGGCCTTGGATGACGCGCACATTCGCGGTTGCCACGTTATCCGTCAGTGCGTTGACTATTACGGTTATGCACATTCGCCGGTTGCCGCCGTGCGGGTTCTGGAATGTCAGCCCGCCGGGTGGCGTGATATCGACCCAGGCGCCGCTCTGCGGCACGACGATATCAGCCCCGAGATTGACCTCGATCGAGGGCGCGAACGCCTCGTCAGCATATTGTCGCGTCGCCGCATCGCTGGCCGCAGTCGGCGCACCAAGCGTGGTGATCCGGTTGTTGACCATGTTCATCGGCAAATTGGACATGACGGCGGCTGGGGTGAACTGCCACACAAAATTGCCGAGCAGCGTTACAGCGACGGCGCCGCCGGCCGCGAACAATCCGGTTGACGGACTACCGAGCGCGAGCGATGGCGCGGCGATCGAGCCATTGGGCAGAATAAGCGCATCGCTCAGCACGCCGCCGGTCGCCAGTTGCAGATAGCGCGTATCGGCGTCGGCCTGGGTGAGCGCATCGCCCTGGACCAGAATGCGGCGCCGAGTTGTCACGACGCCGGAATTGTCCTCGACCATCACACCAGGGTTGCCGGTAGTCTGGCGTAGCACCAAGGTATTTGCGTTTACGTAAAGAGCCGCTGTGCCAGCGGTCCAGGCAATACCTTGATCGGTGGCGCCAAAGTTGATCGCGCCGTCCACCGTGCCGCCGATAAGGCGCAGATACCTGGCATCGAGCGTGGGCAGATCAGGCCCGCCGACTTGTGCGTCGACGTAGCGCTTCGTTGCGACATCCTCGTCGCTGACCGGCTCGCGGAAGATGTTGACATGCGCGAAGCCATCATCGCCGGCATAAATGCCCATTGCGTCTTGCAGGAAGCCGTTCGAGAGAACCGAGAACGTCACTTCGCCGCCGGGCAATCCGGTCGGCCGGTCATAGCCGCGCAGTGCGCCGAATACCGTAGCACCATCGCCGGACACAAATTGCAGAGCGTTAACCATCTGGTTATCGCCACGAAGCTGCAACGGCGCAGCCATGAAGTCGCCGCCGGCCTTGTTGACATATCGCGCATCGAGCGTCGGCAGATCGGGCGTGCCGCCGCCGCTCTGACCGCCGCCGCTAATCCCGACATCGGCGGACGGGAGATACAGCGTCCACTTGGTCGACGTTGCGGTCGGCACGTCAGTTGTGCTCTCGACGCATATCCAGAGCGCGAAGCCGAGCCGCACGATATCGCCGCGCTGGTAGTCCGCGCCCGGCTGATACAGGCCGACGTAACGCATCGTCGATACGTCGACCGGATCGGTGATCGTGCCATCCTGCAAGACGATGCGCACGAAGCCGGGCTGCTCGGGCACCGGCTCGACGCCCGCGATGCCGAGACCATGCTCACCGGGCGCGCCCGGATCGCCCTTGGCGCCCGCGAAGCCGCGCGGTCCGATCTCGCCTGGCTCACCAGGCGGACCGATCTCGCCGCGCTCGCCACGCTCGCCTGGGATGCCTTGCCGGCCGCGAGCCGCGACAACGATCCACCCCTCGCCGTCCGGCGCCCCTGGCGCCTCGATCAGCGCCCGGAAGGTCGCGCCGCCATACTCGATCTCATCGCCCTCGAAATAATGCGCGCCAGCGCGATACTGGCCACGGTGCACCGGCAGTGCGAGCCGGAACGGCAGATCGATCGTCCGCCCGCCGGTTAGCCCGATCATCAGGCCGAACACGCGCGCGTCATCCGGGTCCTGATAACTCCGGACGAGGCGGATGCCGTTGGTCAGCAGCAGCCATTCGCCGGTCTCGGCCGAGGGTCGCGAGGCGGTGCGGATGCGTGCCTGCCAGATACCGCCCTGGTGGTGCACGACGGTGCCCTGCTCGTGGATTTCGCCAGGTGCCCAGTCGCGCGCAAGCTGCGTGAACGACACGCGCGGTCCGGATTGATCGATCAGGCGGGCGGCGATCTCGTCCGCGAACCGAGTAAGATCGAGATCGTCAGGCACTATCGCGGCCCCGCATCGGACAGATAAATCTGGGTGTAATGGTCAGGGTTAGGACCGCCGGTCCCTAGCATCGTGATCGCCGGACCCGAAAGGCTGCGGACCTGGATCGAAATAGTCGGATTAGTGCCCGAGACCGCCGCAGTAAACGCGATCTGACCGCCGCTGATATCCTGCGCGATGGCGGTCGTCTTTTGATGGAGACTCTGCCGCACGCGGTCGACGCTGCCTTGCACGCCCCATTGGAATAACCAACTGGAGTTGACCCCGGCGGTCGATGACAGACCCGGAACGATATAGATCGAGACGAACGAATTGCCGCCGCGCGGAATGGCAAACGGACCCGACCAGAGCGTGATCCAGTTGGTGGTGATCGCGACTTGGTTCGGTTCAATAACGCGGGTATTTCCGCGACGGTTGTCGACGTAATCCTTGGTCGCGAGATGCGCCGGATCGGTCGGTGTCTGGCCAAAGACGACTTGTTGGAACTGCCAGAAATATCCGTTTTCTGCAACGATGGCATTGCGGTTCGCCGCACTCCAGCCGATATAGCCGCGCCGCGTGAATTCCGGCGTAAAGAACCCGATATTCCCGGCATTCGTCGCATTGCCCATGTCGAACCGAAGCGCCCCGCTGTTCGCATTCGCCCGCATGATCAAGGTGCCGGTCATCGTATCGCCGGCTTTCAGCACGCCGTTATTCGCATCGAGGATTATCCGCCGGCCGCCTCCGTCATTGTTCTCGATCTGCGGCTGGGTATTGCCGGTGTGGCAACGAATGATCAAGCCGCTGCCGACCGCCTTATAGAAGCGCCCGCCGGCCATCGTTTCATAACCCTGGCCATCCGTAGTCGTAACGAAGCCATGAGTTGAAGCCTCGACGGTGCCCCAGAGATCGATATACCGGTTCGTGTTGCCCGCCTCGGTCGCGATACCGACGATATTCAAGCCGCGACCGAACAACCGCGCGCCGACCCTACCATCGTTTAGATCGGTCGGATTGCCGTGACCGAAACGAACGAAGCCACCGTTGGTCATGTTGATGTTGCTAGTGGCGAACGTTGTGCCCGGCACTTCAAGACCGGTTACCAGCACGCGCTGCGTGCCACCGAGCGTGGCGCCGCCTGCGAGCGCTTGCGGCGGCTTCGGAATAACCACGTCGTTCGGCACGTTGACGTCGCGCGTGAGGCCAATGCAGAACAGTTTCATCGATGGCGTCGCGCCGGCAGTGCGGATGCGTCCCTCGATGCGCTTCGGGCCATTGCTGGCGGTATCGCTGAGCCGGAACTGATCGAACAACAGGCCGCTCGGATTGCGCGCCAGCGATATCGAGGCTGAAGCAGCGTTGAACGAAGTGGTGATATCGAGAATATACGACGAGTCGCAGGTGCTACCGAAAGCGTCTATCTGTAAACGGAACGAACCAAATGAGGGCACCGTCGCTAGCAGCATCCAGTTGCCGGTTGCGTAATTCGTCAATGACGGCGCGCCTTGCCAATAGTCACCCTGGTTGTAGCCATACAGATCGAGCGTGGAATAATCCGGCGTGACCGGCGCTGATGGGATCGCGAGGCGAGCGCGGAATAGCATATTGTCCCAGCGCACAACCTCGCCGGCCGCGATATTCAAGCCGGCCGCCCAGTCACGCGTCTGGCGGGTATCGACATACCGCTTGGTCGCTGCATGCAGGTCCGCAACCGGCTCATCGAACAGGGTCAGATAACCCTGCATATCGCCACCGGCCAGCATAAGATAGCGGGCGTCGCCCTCGGGTCGTGTCAGCCCGCCGCCCGAGCCTGTCAAATGCTCCCACTCGCCCAACGTCTGCGACCAGATAATCCAGTCGTGGTTGAAAATCGTCTGGCCGCCGATGCCGGGAATGCCGGGGGGCGCGATCTCGGCAATCTGCGGATCAGCCGTTTCCGCAATGAAGTAATCGCCCGCCGCCGCCGGCCAGGCGATTAGGTCCGGATCGTTCGCCGCGACTTGCCACAGACCTTGATAGCGGATCAGCGATGTCGCAAGCGTATCGATATATGACTTGCGGGCGAGATCGTTATCATCGATCGGATCGCCGGCGAGTGTGCGGACCTGATTGGCGACCGTGATCAGGCCCGAGCCTAGACCGATCCGCAGCGGGATGTCGGCGACCGATCCGTCTGCGGCATGGCGGACGATGGCGAGGTCTTCGGCCAAGCCGGCCAGCGTAGTAACGCCGAACGACCATTTGCCCGACCCCTCGCGCGCGAATTGCAATAATTCGCCATCGATACCATCGAGTTGCAGCGCAGCGATCGAGCCGGCGATCGTGCCAAGCGAGACCGACGATGACGGCCCGGTATCTTGAAAGCGCACGACCAGGTTGCCGGTCATCGTGTCGCCGAGCTTGCTCACGAATAGGTCCGGCCCGCGATCGAATAGCCCGTCGACATATTGCTTGGTCGACGCGTGCAGGTCATTGACCGGATCAGCGTGGAGCGTCAGAAAGCCGGTCATCTCGCCACGATCGTCGCCGCGACGCATGATCCCGGTGAGTTCGTTCAGGACCTCGGCGCCATTCCCGAATTCATCGAGAACGAATAAATGCGCTTGACGATCTGCTTGCAAGCAAAGCCCCGTCACTCCGCCCCTATCAGCAATGAAGATGCCGAAACGCTCAGTCTCCCATACGATGCCGGGCGCGCGATTGATCGGCAGAACCGGCGAGCCCACATCGAATCTGAGATCACCGGTCATCATGTCGCCGGCTTTGATCACGAACTGATCCGCATACGCTTTGCGCACCAGATCGTCATCGCCGATCGGATCGCCGCTGATCGTTCTCGGCGCTTGCAGTTCGACGTGGCCGTCAGCTTCACTGACGAAAATCGGCCCATCGATTAAGTCGCCATTCTGCAATTCTCTTGCCAAATAAAAGCCGGCGCCGCGCGGATAGGTCGCCGGCACTAAGCCAGAGTCCATGCTCCAATTGTGTGCCGCGCCAGGAGTCGCCAACAGAATACGTTGCCAAGCTGCACTGGTTAGACTTAGCAGAGCTTGCCCGGCGATCGTGTCGAGAAACAGCCTGCCGAAACTGAGCGTTGAAGTCGTGCCAGGTTGACCCTGGACCACAAGCTCGCCCGTCATCGTATCGCCGACCTTGGCCACATACGCGCCAGGCAGCAGATCATTCAGATCGTCGACGTATCGCTTGGTCGCCGCGTCTTGCGGCTCGGCCGGATCGATCATCAATTCGAGATGCGGCGGCTCGCCGAGGACATCGGGCGGGCGCGTGCGCATCAACGTCTCTGCTCCCTGCGGCGTGCCGTCATCGGCCGGCACGTTCTCCACCCGGAAGATCAGTATTGGCCCGCCGACGGTTGCTGATCGTCCGCCATAAATCCAGGCGAGATTGCCGAGATCATCGGCCCAGCGGAGACTTGGAGCGACGCCGGTCTGGTCGCCGTCCTTGTGCAGGAATACTTCGCTGTTGATCTGTAACTTCCCATCGGCCAGAAACCGGATTGGGATGTCCTCCGCAAAGCCATTCACGTAACGGACGAAGCTAAGATCGTAATTGCCTTGCCCCAGGCCAGTCGTGCCGATCATCCATCGCCGCAATCCGTCTGCCTCAAAACGCACCGCCGCTAGTTCAGTTCCACGCAATGCAATGCCGGCATCGCCGAATGCACTCGTTAGAACGACCTCGGCGCCTGGACCACTGATCGGCTCGGTAACGCGCAGATTGCCGGTCATCGTATCGCCGGTCTTGAACACATACAGATCGTCGGCCTCGAGGCGCGTTAGTCCGCCGCCGCTAAGGTGCTGCCAGAGATCAAGCTCGTGTGACCAGATAACGAAATCGAGGTTGTGGATCGTCACGCCGCGCAGGCCAGGAACGTCCGCCGTAACGATCTCGGGGATCGCCGGATCGGCTGTCTGCGCGGTGTAGTAGTCGCCGGGATTGGCGACGAGCGCTTCAGCGATCAGATCGGGATCGTTAAGGGCAGGCTGCCACAGCCCTTTGTATGTCGTCTTCGCGCCGACCACCGCGTCGACGTATGCCTTGGTCGTCGCGTGCGTCGGATGCGTCGGCGGACCCCACAAGCCGAGTGCACCGCCCATGACATCGCCGGCTCGCATGACATAGGTGTCCGAGCCGGGGATGCCGCCGCCCGATGACGGCTCGACGCCGGGGAGGAACAGCGCCCACGCCTCGGTGGTCGCGCTCGGCACGACGCTCGTCCGCTCGCGAGCGATCCACAGATTGAAGCCGAACCGCACCACGTCGCCGCTTTGATAGGTCTCGCCGGGCGAATAGGTGCCGATATAGCGGAACACCGTGAGATCGAGCGGCGGCGAGACGGTATCGTCATCGTATTGCAGGGTAAGCACGCCGGGCGCATCGAGCGCGACGCTGGCGATCGACCGGCCGCGCGGTCCGACCTCACCGCTAGGCCCGCGCGGGCCATCCCTACCGGGTGCGCCGGCCTCCCCCTGCTGCCCTTGCGGGCCACGCTCGCCCTGCCGTCCACGCCCGCCGCGCTGCGCTACTAGGGCCCACTC